TGACGTACCTACTTGTGCTATAAGTAAACTAGTACCGTTAGTTGAAACACCGCTAAGCATTAGAGTAACGCGTTTTACCCATGACGGGATGTTAGTAAAATCAACACTTGTACCGCTCGCCGTGACAGCCGTTGCGGTCTGGAGCCCGTCATAGACCGCCCCTGTAGAAGTCGTTACGCCAGCGGAGCCATTAAGAGTGATTGTCATGCCCAAGCTCCTATGGATGTGTTAGCGCCGCCGTTGCTGATTGGGTAGATCATGAAGTAGGAACCTGCGACGGTCGTGTACCCCCCGCCCGGAGCGGCTGACAGAATGTATTGCGGGATAAACGTGCCGCCGCCGTTAACGCTGACAGTACCACGAAGAAGTATGGTGGCAAAAAGCGTTGCGCCGGAAGTGCCGGTCGTAACGGCGGTTGCCGTAGCGCTTGTAGCAATTAAACTGCCAAACTCAAGTTCATTTATAGGATTTGTACCGCCAATAGCGCCTAACGCGTTGTAACCGATATTGTTAAGCGTAGCGGTGCCGCCAAAACCTGTGCCAACGCTGTGTGTTGTTGTGCCAGCCGTTTTGGTCAGCATGTACACGCCTTCAAACGCGTATACCGTGTTGGTAGACAGCGTTACGCCGACGCCGAACACGCTCTGCGCGGTGTTAACGTTCGCCCCGACATAGCCGGAGTTGAGGCGGTAGTACTGCGCGGCAGGCATAGCTCCACGCTGAGTGCCTTGCGGTGTGCCGTAAAACGCATAGCCATCATACTCAACACCGCCTACGGTTGGCGTGCCAAGAAGCGTGTCTGCGGTAAGGACGATGCTTGACATGGGTTAGCTCCAGTTGCCGACAGACGTGACGGTGGTTGTGCCAAGCGGCGAGATGCGGAAGTAAGACCCCGTACCGACCGCCGCTGCTGCCGCAACCCCAAGCGAAATTTGAGGAATAAGCGTGCCCGCTACGGTCACGATAACAACACCATTAACACGCGCAAACCCTGTCGTAACAGTGTTGGCCGCAGTCAAACCTGTGTTGGCCGCCGTGTTATACGATGTAACCGACGGGTTTGTGGTCGCTGTGTCGGTCAGCGCAGATTTACGGGCCGTTGCCATCCAAGTCTGTGAGATCGTGGCCGAACCGCCAAACGCAAACCCGAACGAACCGGATGACGAACTCATTGAACTAAGGCTGTAAAAACAATCAAACTGGTATGTTCCAGTTGTTAACGTAACTTGACCGTTGGTCGGCACGTTGAACATTGCTTGCGCAGCGGTCTGCGAAACGAGCGTATACGGCGATTGAAGCAGGATAAACTGTTCAGTGTTTACAACGCCGCGCTGCGCCGAGGTCGGTGTGGCGTACAGCGCGGCACCATCATACTCTAGCGCGCCTGCTGTCGTTGTGCCGAGAACGTCGGCGGTCAAAACAAGTTGTGACATTACAGCACCACCCAACGTGAGCCGGACGAGACGGTGATCGTAACGCCCGAGTTGATTGTCAAAGGACCGACCGAGTTTGCGTTCTTGGTCGCAGGAATTGTGTAGGATGTCGTGACGGCTTTATCGTTAAGGTTAAACACGGCGTCCGACCCGCCGCCCGTCGCCCCGCCGCCAATAGAACCCCAGTTGGAATCGCTATAGCCTTCAAACGTGGAAAGCGTTGAGTTGTAGCGGATCATGCCGTCAATAGCGACGTCGGTAATGCTTGTGGACGCCACAGTCTGCGACGGCGTAACTTCGTACGTACCTGCGCCGCCTGTGCCGGTCAGAAACTTGGTAACGCGAGTGCCTGCCGTGACGCTGGCACCCGTAATGGTCGCTCCAACATACAGCGCGCCTGTCGCTACAGACGACATGGACAGCGTTGTGCCGGTGATCGACCCAATGCCCGAGAACGCCCCCGCCCGTTGCGCCGTTGTGCCGACCGGAATTTTAAACTGGCCTGTGCCACTGGCGTATACGTAGGAGCCGACCGTAATAGAGCCAGATGCGTTAAACGTACGCCCGCTAATGTCTTCTGTAGCTGAAATTGTTTCAAACGTCGTTGTGCCGGTAAACGCCGTGTTCGGGTCAAGAAGCACCGTGCCGGTGGCGGCAGGAAACGTGACCGTGTTCGTGCCTGCAACCGGAACCGTCGTCAGGTCCACATAGCCCGAGGTTGAGCCGTTAATGCGGAGCGATGTGATGCTGGACGCTGGCACGCCGGCGATATTGTCGTAGGTGCCAATCGTCGTGCCGGTTGAGGTTTTTAAAATAAACTTGTAGTTGACGCCGTCCGTCAACCAGACTTCGCTCGCGGGCCGCCCTGCGGCGTCAAGCACAATCGGGTTGGTGTTGGCGACATTCCCCGTGTTGTCAGTGTACGTTGCTTGCGGTGTCGTTGTGCCTGCAGCGTAGGTGTAAATGAGACCGCCCGACAGCGGATCGCCGTTGTTGTCAAAGAACTGCCAACCAGCGCCAGCGAGAGGAGAAAGGATAACTGTCATTGTGGTCGTCCTAGATAATCTGCGAAACGGTCAAAATAACGGCAGGCGCAGCGGGGTAAGCAGGTGAAGTTCCAGCAGGGTATGTCGTAAGCGCAATGTTTCCTAAAACACTCATACCATAAATCTCAAAATAGTCACCCGCCGTCAACTGTTGAAAGAAGTTAACCGTCAGAATTGCGCTGCCGCTGCCCCCCGCATGTGTTCTTGCAACTGTAATTTGGCTAGCCGTATTGGCGACATTATCGTTATTAACCCGCAACCACACAATCGCGTTATCTTCCGCATTTGTTGAGTTGGTAAGTTGAAGGCTAAACGTAATCGTATAGAGTCCTGTGGCCGTGACCGTAATTTTAGACCCGTCAAGCAACACACCGCGGGCATAATCGGTTACGTTAAACGTAATACCGGTCGGCGTAGACGCGGGTGCTGTCTGAGTTGTTGTGTTTAAAAACGTACCATACGGGACTTTGACCCATTGCGGCATGTTAGTGTCGTCGGTGCCAAGATACGCCGCTTCGCCCGGCACGGGCAGACGAGACAACGTGTCGGGGGCCGAGGCATACAAAAGATCGCCGGTTGCGTAGGTAATGTTGCCCGTGCCACCGCTGGTCTCAGGAATAATGCCGCGCGACAGACCAAGAAACTCATAGATAGCGTTGAAAAACCGAAACCATTCCCGCGACGGAATGTTGTTCTGCTCCGCGATTGGAACGCGTGGGGCGGGAATTTGGGTTTGGTTATTAGGCACGGGTTGGGCTCAACAATAGGTTTGCCCCGACAATAGCGATTTTTACGGGGTCAGTGCCAGAAATTTCATACACACGGTCACGCAGTTTGAGCGTCATGCCAAGCCGACGCCAGAACGTGCGGGTGCCGTACGCGCCGATTGCCCCCATAGACGCCCAATGCTCGTTTGACCACGTGTGGCCACCGTCGTCTGAAAACCGCAGCATAACTTGCGGGTTACTGCCTTGCCCAAGGTTCAGCCCTACGCCCGTCTCGGCATCAAGCTGAAGGCTATGTTGAGCCGTGCGGGTTAAGTTGTTCTGGCCTTGAGGCAGCGCCCGCCACGACCGCAACCAACGTTGGGGTTGGTCGTCGTCGGTGTAGTCCTCAAGATCAAACGCATAAATACGCCCGTCATTGTAATCACCGACAATGATTTCGTTATTAAACGTCATCTGGCAGTTGGAACGGTGGCGGTTAAACGAGCCGTTTTCCCAAGCCGCGCGCTCATGCCAAGCCTGCGTGGAGACATCATAGACCCACGTTGCGCCTGCTGACGGGAACGTCAACACGTAAAACGCGTGGCCATCCTGCTGATAAGTGTAGCCAATGGCGTCTGAGATGTCGCCATACTGCTGAATTTGCCACTCGATTGCGTGGGTTGAGACCCGAACACCTGTGTAACCGTTGGTGCGGTAAACAATGCCTTCGCCGCGGGCATCAGCCCCAAGCCAGAACACACCGTTGTCAAGTTTGGCGAGAGAATAGGGCGCAGCGCACCCGATTTCGTTAAACGCACCTTGGATGCGCTCCAGAGGGAAATCAGGGTTGCCGGAATTGTACCAAACCTCAACCGTGCTGGTGCCGAACAGCCAAGCCTCGCGGTGGTCGATAATCAACCCCACAAGACCGTCAGGCGAGCCTTCTGCGCTGGCAAAATCCAGCGGGTCAACCGACGTGCCGTCAAGAAGTTGCGTCACCCAAACGCGTTGCGAGTTGGGCTCGTTGAACACGAAATAGCCGTCCAAATAGCCAACCGTAACCGCACCCGGAAAGTCAGGGTCGGTAATCGGGGCGAAAATCTGGGTGTTCATGTTAAAAATGTAGCCGTCAGGATTGGCCGCGATAAAAATTTGCGTACCGTTATCCGACATGGACACAGGGCCTGCGCCGCTGACATAGCCAAACGCCTGCGCGTTGTAGTTTGTATCAATTCGGTAAAACGTGTTGCCCGACACAGCGTAGGCGTAGTTGCCGCCGGGGGCTGGTGACCACAGCCCGCGAACCGGTCCGTTGCCGAGCGTAGCGAGGCGGCGCAGTCCGGGCGCGCGGTTCAAAAACGCCGCCGTTTTGCCTTCCATAGGCAAAATTTCAGGGAACAAGTTGATCATGCGGCTATCGGCAGCGTTAACGCTGCGGGCCTCATACGCTTGTCCCAAGATCGGCGTCTGCATTTAAAAGTTACCGGCAAAGATGTTGAAGCGCTGACGCGTTCCGACGATAGAATATGGCAACGACATAATATCGTCTGGGTTGTTGATGCGCTTTAGATTGCGCTTGGATGTCATGGCAATGCGCCCCACGGTCGGGGGCGGCTCAATACCAAACTCAGGCGCCATCTCGCAAGCCAGATTGTAGCGAAACGCCCTGAGATAGCCGGGCGGGAAAGAAAGCGTAGTCGCCAAAGTGGCGGGCTGCGTCAGCTCTTGAACCGACACAATGTGAAACTCCAGCACCTTTGTTGGCACCGGATAGACATACATCTCAATGTTCGGGTAAGTCATGTTGACCCACATGACCTGCGGGTACGTGCTCGTCACGGTCTTGACCGCAATACCGTTGTACTGTTGTTGATTGATGAGTTTCAGCCCGTACGAAATGCCGGTTGCGGGGTCTTTGAAATACGTGCTGTCGTCAATCAAGATCGGGCGGTTGCCAACAATATCGCCGGTCGGGCCGAACGTGCGCGATATTGTGCTTGGCGGCCACGTCTCAACTTGATCTTGTGTAGCGAAAACAGACAGGCGCTCGGTGTTCCACGAGTCAATCATCTGGTTCATTGCGTAGAGCGCGTCTTGCGATGTTTCGGCTGACGGCGTTTCGCCTTCGGCCAAAACACCAAGAAGCCTCAGAGAACCGTTGATAATATCGCCAGCCGTTGTCATGTCATTGGTCCGATACTGTGCGCGTCCTTGTACGACGGCGTGGTGCTTCAGCTAGAACATTAACCGCAACCGCCGGTTCCGGCAAGATGTCGTCATCGTCGTCAGGGTTGTTCGGGTCAAACCGCTCCCACCCGTTTTGTTCGTCTGCTTCGGCTTCCAGTTCCATCGTAGCGATCTTGGTGCCGTGAAGAGTGTGACGAAGATAGATTTCAGCCATAAAAACTCCCGTATATGAAACAGGCGGTCAGTGACCGCCTGTTTAATTAGGCAATAAGCCCGAGTGCCTGAAGACGAGACTCAAGCTGTGCGACGCGCGTCTGAAGATTGGCGATGACCGCCAAGACAGAGTTGCCTTCGTCTTTGGTGGCAAAGCCAAACGGCGTTGTCGATGTCAAATCCTGAATAGCATAGTCAGGCGTGCCGGGAGCCGTTGACGTGATTGTCGTCAACTGCGTCGTCAGCGCCGCGCCTTTCGCTGCGTAGACAGGGTTAGCAATCGTTGCACCGTTGAGGTACTGGTCCTCATAAGCAATGCCAATCGACTTGGTATTTGGCATGGTTAACTCCTTAAAGGGTTAAGCGAGCGGCTTTCGCCGCCCGCCAGATTGCTTACGAGATTGCGTAGAGGGCCCACGCACCGTCTGCGCTCTTGCGAGCGCGGAAAGAGCGAACCGTGCCCGCCGTTGCTGCAACAGTCATAAGACCCTGCGAGCCCGACGAACCGATTGTCCAGCCTGTGTTGGTTGTCATTGTGATGACGCCCGAGCTGGAGCCGTTTACGTTGATGACCGAGAAGTCAAAGGTTGAGCCCGGATGAGCGTTACCCAAAGCTGCATCAAGGTCAGCCGCGAGCGGAAGCGTATACGCTGCCGCCGAGGAGCCCGGTGAGCCGAGGATAATGCCGTTGGTCAACTGAGCCACGGTCAGAGTCGCGCTCGACGTTGCAGTCGCCGGAGCGGCTGCAACCGAGAGCTTAACTTCGTTAGAGTTGCCATCATTGTACTGATAGCCGCCGCCTACTGAAGGAATAGCCATTGTCGTATCTCCTTAGTTCAAAAGGTTAGCCCCAGATACGTGCAGCCATCGGCGCACGAATCACGGAGTAGCCGTAAAGAACGTCAATACGGCAAGGCATACGGTCATTGTTGATGTCGTACTGACGAACAATACGCATCGAAATGCCGTTGTGGACCTGACGCGACGCCATATCCACGCCCTGCGGCATCAGAAGGTCGGCGGTCGCAAACGTGATCGCGTCTTTCTGATAGACAAGGTTCTGCGGATAGGATGTCGAGGCTGCACCGAGGACGGTGACAGTTGCGCCGGATTGCGGGAACGAGTCAACCGTTGCGAGAGCATTGGCCGATGTGTAGATCGCAGGCGAGACGCTGACCGAGGCCCAGTTGCCCGAGGAAGCCGTTGCATCCGCCGTAACGACGAACTGCTGGAGGCTGCCCGTGGACTGACGGGTCTGCGGGTTGACGGCATAGACGCCCGAGATGGTGAACACGTCACCAGCCTTGAACGTGGCCGAGCCGGTGTCGCCGTTAATGGCAACCGTTGACGCGCCTTCGGTCGAGATCGTCGCACCGATGGTGAGCGAGGCCGAAGCCGAACGCGTACCGGTCGTGTGGTTGACGATAGACTGAGACATGGCAACTTCGTTGTAGCCAAGCACGCCCTGACCCATCAAACCGTTCTTGAACTGACGGCTGATCGTGTCGGTTGGGTTGAAGAAGCCCTTCATGCCTTCAACGAGCGCCGCGTTTGCAGCCGGGTTAACGGTTGCGTAACGGTTGTCCATCGGAGCGGCGTATTCGTTGAGCTTCTGCTGGGCCTGCAACAGGACGAGCGACGTGCCCGGCGTTGTGCCCGGCGTGCCGACCGACGAGTAAATGCCCTTGTAGGAGTTTGCCACATCGTTGTCGATGGAGGAGGCAAGCTGCGAGATACGTGGCTTCAAGACACGCTCTGCGAAGTCGTCCAACTGCATCGTCAGTTCTGCCGATGTGAAGTTGACGCCGATGTGCTTCTGGGTCGAGACGGTGAGCGTTGTGAACTGCTCGTTGTCGTCCTGAACCTGAAGCGCTGCGCCGTTCGTGACAAGCGCGCGATCCGGCAAACGGATGCGGAGGGTTGAACCGATCTTGGCACCTTCAACAGCAAAGCTGTCGTCGTACTGGCGGTTTACGTTGCGGGTGATTACGAGGTTGTTCTCGAGGATTTCGAGAGCTTTCCGCGTAATCATGTCAATGGTAAGTAAGCTATTACCCATGATAAGGCGTCCTTTTTAAGGTGTGTTAACGGTATCGTGACGCCGCTTCCATTTTCTTTATCTGCCGTTGCCGCTCTGCTTCGATCCATTCCGATGTGCTCATCGTTTTGATTGAGCGCGGGTCGGTCGTATCATACGCAGGTTGGCCTGACGACTTAGCCGTTACCGGCGAAATAGGGGCAGGCGCGCTGGTTGTCTTTTTTACGGGCGGATTTGCGGCCAATCTGGCTTCAATCTTCCCAATTTCTTTTGCCTGCAAGAACGGTTGAAGGCGCGAAATACGCTCGGCTTCTTTGGGGTTTGTACCCAAGAAATATGCGACTTCAGGCCCGATGTCCGACGCTTGGATAGATTCGGCCATAACCGGAGTGATCGGGAGGTTGGGGTTATAGGCGACCTGTTCAAAGTCGTCATACTTGGCCCTGACTTCCTCTTCCTTCTCGTGGTATGCTTCCAAAATATCCGAACGATGACGTTCAGCTTCGCGACGACGGATCAGTTCTTCTGCTTTCTGTTCGGCCAATGCGTCTGCATAGGCTTCAGGAGAGCTAAACTGGTCTACCGAAGGAGGCTCAACGGCGGCTTTAGGTGCGGGTTGGGCTGCTTTTGCGGCCTGCTCGCGCTCCCACTTCCGCTGTTCTCTTGCAAGGCGTTTGCCTATCGCGGCGTCCAACTCTTCTTGAGTGAACGTCTTGGCAGGCTTTTCTTCCGTCTCTGTAACTTCAGGGGCCGGAGCAGACGTAACTTCCGGTTCTGGCGCGGGCTGACCCGCTAACACATCTTCATCAGACATTGTTTAGTCCTTTTTACCTAGTCTACCGGACCAGTACGGTTATGCACTCAACGCTGCGACCTTGGCTTGGAACGCCTTGATACGAGCGTCGAGTGAATCTTGATCGGCCTTCAGCTTGGCTTCAGCCTTGGCTACCGCGTCTTCGCGGGTGGCCAACTGCGCTTCTTTCGTTGCTGCGGCTTTAAGACGTTCTGCAAGCGACTTCTCATCCACCGCGCGGTTGGCCTCGTAGGCCGCCTTTGCGCGGGCAAGCTCGCTCTCTTTTGCCACAACGTCGGCCAAACGAGCGTTTACATCGTCGTTCTTGGCTTTGGCATCGGCAAGATACTGTTTTGCGGCTGTTGTGGCCGACTCGGCCTCGGCAATGGCTTTAGCCTTGATGACCTCGGCGTCCTTGCGGAGCTGGTTGGCGTCATCAACAGCCGTCAGAGCGCCCTGACGCTTTTCAAGCTCGTCCCGAAGAGTAGCCATAGCGGCCAAGTCTTTAGGGAACTGCTTGGTAAAATATGTGACGTAATCTACGCCGCCGCTGCCGTCGTTCGAGATGTTCATCGCCGTTTCCTTACGCGTAATAGGTCACGTTGAGCTTGGCACCGCTGACCTGCTCAATAAACTGAATTTTGGTCAGATCGCCGTCATACTGAAGCGTTACACCTGCCGCAAGCGGCATACCGACAGTCGCGGACGGGGCAACCCCATCATCGCGCCAACGGACGGCTTGGCCTTCGGGAGTGATAAGAGAGATAGAGGGCTTGCAGTTCAAGCCCTGTACATCCTTGTCTGGAACAGTCAGGCTTGTGGCAGAAGACAAAGTTGTGATCTGCTGATACCCAAGACGGGTCGTAATGGCCTTGAGGTTAAGCGACATCAGCTCATTCTCCTGCTTTGCGTAAACGACGTTGCGAAGGTGCGAATCTCAACAAAAATTTCTTGTACGCCCGTGACGATTGCACCGAAAAATCCACCGCCAAAGAACATACCCCCAAAGAAGTTCATTTGCAACTCCTAGCCTATCATCATCGGATACGCCAGCACACCAAGGCCGGTCGGATCGCTATCATACTGTATTACCCAAATTTCACCACGGCCACCTGCCCCACCATTGCCGCCATCGGTTACAGAGTTGAGACCGCCGCCGCCGCCGCCACCGCCACCGCCCGGGGTGCCGCCAGCACCTCCATTACCTGCTTTGACTGCTGTGCCATCGGCAGCTCCACCACCACCTCCGGAGCCCGGTGCAGCGCATTTGCTGTCGGTGCCGTTCGTGCCGTTTAGTGTTCCGCCTGCTGTACCGCCAGAGCCGCCAGCAATATCACGAGATGCACCGCCTGCGGCTCCGCTTGATACGTTATTTGCAGTACTTTTGCTTCCACCACCGCCTCCACCACCTGCGCCAAAAGGAGCTGAACCACCAACAGCGCCTACGCTTGGCGTTGCAACAGCCCCAGCTCCTCCGCCACCTGCGCCGCCGCCTTGAATACTAGATGAAGTTGCTCCAGCAGCATTTCCGCCTCCCCCCGCTGCACCGTTATTAAGACCAGCAGAAGAAGCGCCTGTGCCGGTATTATTACCACCTGCACCTGAAAGACCTGCCCCGCCACCACCGCCGCCCGGCGCAGTAAATCCTCCCGCCCCACCGCCACCGCCAAAAGCGGTCAGGGTTGTTGCGCCATTATTAATTGTGAAAGTTGTACTGTTCCCGCCCGATCCATTAGAACCGTTAGTTGTGTTTGACGTTGCGCCATTACCGCCAGACACAGATGCAGCAACGGAATATGCTTCTGTATTACCAAGTTGAGACGCAGCAAAAGTGAGGTCTACAACTCCCGCACCTCCTCCACCACCTCCGCCTCCTGCAGAGTTCCCTGAACTATTTTTCATTCCGCCCCCACCAGAACCACCGCCGCCAATCAGCACGATGCGAACGTAAGCCGCCCATGACTGCTTGGTCCATGTGGACGAGCCAGAAGTATAGCGATTAACTTGAACTTGTGAACTTATTGCCATTACTGACTAATCACGATGACTACGCCACCGCCTCCTGTTCCACCTGCTGCGGATGCACCGCCTGTGATTGATGAACCGCCGCCACCTGCACCGCCTCCGGGAAAACCGCCATTACCGCCAGCGAATGCCGCAGTCGCGTTAGCCCCACCGCCTGAGCCGCCTGAGCCACAAAAACCAAGCAGACCACGGCCACCTGTAAATGGGCCAACACCTGCGTTTGTTCCTGCTGTTGGGCCATCAAGCATGGCTGCACGAGATTGTCCGCCATTGCCTCCAGTATTATAAAGTTGGGTGGATGATTTTCCGCCGCCGCCCCCGCCTCCAGATGCGCCTAAAATTGAAGCGCCGCCGTTGCCTCCTGCGCCGCCTGTTGCGCTACCTGCGCTCCCTGCGCCGCCGCCAAGGTTAGATTGATTATTAACCCCCGCGCCAGACGACGGTCCAGCAATTCCACCGTTTGCCCCCGCTGTCCCGCCTGTTATGCCAGAAGCATTGCCGCCCGAGCCTGCAAGGCCTGCTCCGCCCCCGCCGCCTGTGGCCGTAGAAGCCGCCCCACCAGCGCCGCCCCCACCACCATAACCATACTGAATTGTGGTCATGACGTTGCCGCCAAAGGTGGAGTTGCCCCCACCACCAGCGTTACCACCACCAGACCCAGTGCCAGCAGTACCAGCCGTCCCGCCCGCTGCTACCGAGTATGGTTCAGTTGTTCCTAAGTCAGAGGCAAGATAAATACGCTCAACGCGAGAAGCTCCACCACCTCCACCGCCACCAGAAACAGCAGTGCCAGACGCAGCCGTATCCCCACCGCCACCACCGCCTCCGCCACCAATCGTAATGACACGGACAATCGTGGCCCAAGTGGGCTTTGACCAGTTACCTGAACCGGATGTGTAGATTTTAACGTCTAAGCTCATCCTGTTGTCCAACCCCAGCCAGATGTAATTGATTGTGACGGTTTTTCATACGAAATGACCCAAATCTCACCTCTGGCTCCCGCGCCGCCGTTGCCGCCGTCAGTAACAGAGTTGAGACCGCAACCACCACCTCCTCCGCCACCGCCGGGTGTTCCGCCGGAGCCGCCGTTGCCTGCTTTGGCTGCCGTGCCGTTAGCCGCTCCACCTCCGCCCCCCGAACCGGGAGCAGCAGCAAAACTATCCGCGCCGTTTGTGCCGTTCAGTGTTCCGCCAGCAGTTCCACCTGAGCCGCCTGCAATGAAACGGGATGCGCCGCCAGCGCCTCCAGAATAATATGTTGGAGTTGCATCTTTTGATGCGCCGCACCCACCGCCAGCAGCGCCAAACGGGGCCGACCCGCCAATAGGGCCATCGGCGCTATTGTTGCCTGTTCCCGCCCCACCAGCGCCGCCGCCTTGAATAGATGAACTGTTAACTACAGCTGAGCTGCTGCCAACTGACCCATTATTGGCCCCTGCAACGCCTGACGTAGTGCCAGAAGCATTACCGCCCGCACCAGATAGCCCCGCGCCCCCACCCCCACCTCTTGCGTTTGACCCCCCGCCACCGCCAAAAGCAGTTAGTGTTGTAGCTCCAGAATTAATCGTAAATGTTGTAGAGTTTCCTTGAGAACCCGCATTTGCTGACGTGCTTGTATTGTTTATTGTAGACCCGGGTCCACCTGATACAGACGCGGCTATAGAATATGTTTCGGTTGCGCCAAATTGAGACGCAGCAAACATCACGTCCAATACTCCCGCCCCGCCGCCGCCGCCTCCGCCAGGCCCTACTTGGTTACTGGCTACCTTTTGCCCACCCCCACCAGACCCGCCGCCACCGATCAGCACGAGGCGGATGTATTGAGCCCATGGTTCTTTTCTCCATGTGCCGGAGCCGGATGTGAACTTTTCAACTTTAACTTGAGAAATTTGGCTCATTGGCTGATTACAATGACCACGCCATTGCCTCCTGTTCCACCTGCTGCGGCTAGGCCGGTGTTGATGCTAGAACCCCCACCGCCGCCTCCGCCGCCGGGAAACCCACCGTTGCCTCCTGCCGTGGCTACAGTCGCGGATGCGTCCCCGCCCCCGCCGCCCGATCCAGCAAACGTCATAGAAGCCCGCCCACCGGCAAAAGTTCTAGCCGCAGCGTCAAGTAGTGCTGCTTGTGATTGCCCACCCGTTGCAGAAGCATTATAAACAGATGTGTTTGTTTTTCCTCCCCCGCATCCACCTGCAGATGCCCCCAAAATAGATGCTCCGCCTATTCCGTTCGCGCTTGCGCCCGTAGACGAACATGCGCCGCCGCCTCCGCCACCTAAATTTGTGTTACCCGTTCCGCCTGCGGTTGTCCCCCCTGCGGCCCCACCATTACTGCCTGCCGCTCCTTGAGTTGCGCCAGACGCATTCCCTCCCGCTCCTGCTAATCCGCCGCCGCCGCCGCCAGCCGCACTTGTATTAGCCAATCCGCCACTGCCGCCGCCGCCACCATAAGCATATTGCACAGTTGTCAGCGTATTGCCGCCAAATGATGAGTTACCGCCTTGACCACCAACCCCGCCACCTGATCCTGTTCCCGCTGTTCCTGCGGTCCCCGCAGATGCGACAGAATATGGTTCCGTAGAGCCAAGAGAACTTGCAAGATAAGTTGCGCGGGTAAGCGATGCCCCACCACCCCCCCCCCCCCCCGGAACGGCAGTTGCCGAAGCAGCAGTATCACCCCCGCCACCTCCACCTCCGCCGCCAACGCAAGTGACGGTTACGAGACGAGCCCAAGAAGGCTTCGTCCAGTTACCCGAGCCAGACGTGAAGATCTGAACATCAATGCTCATTATTCCTCCGGCGGAGGATCAGGCTGCGGAGCAGGTGTGACGTGTCCTGTAGCAAGGTCCATCGTGTCACCGATGTTCATTGGTGCATCAGGACGAACCAAGAGATATGTGAACTCACGTGGAGGTGGCTTGATCTCGTAGTTGGCCGGAGGCGTTGGGTCAGGCTCGCCATACTCGCAGGTGATGTACCGACCATAGCCCGGCCAGTAGTCCTGCGGGTACGGGTTATCGACCATAATACCGTTCAATTTTACGCCGTTTGCGTCGAGCACAGCATAACGAAGCGACTCTGTTCCGTCAGCATTTATCATGTCTTTGTTACCTTCAGAATAAGCACGACGTTTGTGATCGTGCTGCAACTGTCAACATTGAAGTACAACACATCACCTGCAGCAATGCTTGTTGTCCACCCTGTCAGTGTTGTATCTTCGGACTTTACACCGGAAGATATGGTCGGTTTTGCCGAAGCGCAAATGCTGTCTGCGACAGTCGGCGGAAAGTTTGCGTAGGTGTCTTTCCAGATGTCAATGACGACACTGCCTGTTTGGTCGGCGAGCAACGTAACCGAATTGATTGTGCAAGCAAACGGCACGCGAAGACCTGTGCCTGCGACGCCCGTTGTAAGCACAGCTTCGTTGCCGTTGATCGTGTAGCCGACCGCCGCAGTCGAGATGCCGTCAAGCCCTGAAACAACATGGTTTGCGTCCCACGCGGCGGCACCAGTCGCACTGAACGTACCGTCTGCCGGTGTGGAATGGGTGATTGTGACCGCCATAACGCCACCTTACGCCAAAAATTTCAGTTTGTAGAGCGTCGAATAGTAAAGGCCGACAATTTCGTCAATGACGTTCTGGATGGCCGTGCACTCACGGTCTACAACGTCATACCGGATTTTTTCAATCTCTTCGACTTGCGCTTCAAGGAACTCAACGACATTGTTGCGCTTGTCGGCTGACATCAACGCAATCGGTCCAATCAAGCCATGTTTGCCTTGGTACATCTCGGCAAATTTGTCGGCAAGGTCAATAATACCGCCGTAAAACTTGCCAAGGGCTTTGTGTTTTGCATAGCTGCGTGTGTTGAGATGCACTGAGTGCGTAACATCACGGGCCAAAAACAGCATCCCTAAGAACTTATCGCACCCGCTCATGGCATTGGTCCTTCCATAATTGGCCCGCCCCGCTCATCAGGCACTTGTGGCATCATCGGCATGCCGGGCGACAGATCACCTGTCTCAACGGCTGCCGCAATCGTGCCACGGACAATATCCTGAATTTGCTCTGGTGTCATGCCCGCCTGCATCGCCGAAATACGCTTGGTTTCAGCGTCGTAGGCTCGAATTTCAGCTTCAAACTGCTTGACCTGCA